GAACCAGGACCCAAGGGTGACACAGGCCCGAAGGGTGAACCAGGACCCAAGGGTGACACAGGCCCGAAGGGCGAACCAGGACCCAAGGGTGACACCGGTCCTCAAGGTCCAGAACATCAGGTGACTCAGCAAGAGCTGAATCAGTTGGCCGCTCTTATTCTCGCCAATTTCACTGATGTCGCACAGAATGGAGCGTGATAATGTCCGGCCATGCCGTTATGCCGTATCAGCATTACAAAGATGCTTGCGACGCTATCAGAGCCAAGGGCGCCGGTTCTGCATCCATCAAGTCCGGTGACATGGCCGCGGCCATCAATTCCATTTCCAGTGGATCCGCAGTGTTACCCGACATTTCGTTCACGCATCTTGATGATTGTCCGCCATTGGACAAAAAGAATGACGATTATTTCGGGGAAAATGTCAGAACATATTTGACCAACCAGTTGTCACAGCCAGGGGATTTGCTGCTAATTGTTTTGGATTACGTTGGTGCAACAACCATGCGTTTGAATATTCCTACTGTCGCCGACTGGACGGTCAACGGTTATACACATGGCGTTTCGATCATTGCGGGGATTTCAACACCGGAAATGGTGCCGTTGTTCAACACCAAGTTAACACAAGATTTGGCTTGGGAACTCGACAACGACTTGCACTTCTTCAGAATCCGTGGATGTCGGTTGTTTTCGTCGGTTGTTTCTGGCCAGGGTAAAATTACCGGTGGTGGTACCATTATTTTTAGTAATGTTACTTACCGCGTGCCAAGATTAGCGGTTTTTGGTGTTGCGTTCAGCCAGAACGCCGCCGACATGTTGACCGATTCGATGAACATGGCCGACAACGACGTTTTCAAGCACGTTTTCTCCACGTTCGAATTCGATTCTCACGGTCAACACATGAAAAGCGCATTCTTCGGTGTAATCCAACAATCGAAAACCGCAACGGATGACCATACACGATTGACGATTAGAAATCCTGGGTCTGGCGAGTATTCTTACATGAAGACTGGAGTATTCTACTGATGGCCAGAGTATACTTCGAGACAACGGGTTCATTCACGAAGACGCAGGAATATTTGTCACGTCTTTTGAAGTTCGACCCGATCAAGTATCTTGAAAAGTATGCTCAGCGTGGTGTCAACGCTCTTTCTGCGGCGACCCCGTATAAGACTGGTGCTACCGCCCATGGTTGGGGATACGAAATCCACAAGACGAAGACGGGTTGGGCCATTTATTGGACCAATTCCAATGTCAATCATGGTGTACCGATCGCAGTGTTGATCCAATACGGGCATGGAACGAGGAACGGTGGCTATGTATCGGGTAGAGATTACATCAATCCAGCGTTGCGTCCGGTCTTCGATCAGATTGCATCTGATGTTTGGCATGAGGTGACAAATGGCAACAATTGACGAGCAAATTGTCAAACTGAAAATGGACAACGCGGACTTCAAGTCCAAGGTCGCGTCGTCGATTGACTCTCTCGGCACGTTGAAGAGTTCACTGAACCTCGACGGAGCGACGAACTCGCTTCAGAAGTTGGCGAACACCGCGAAGACTGTCACGTTCGACAAGGCTTCGGAGTCCGCCAGCACTCTTCAAGCCAGGTTCTCAACACTGTCGGTTGCCGCTGGAGCAGCAATTGGCACTCTCGCGTCGAGGGTCACTTCGGCTGGAATGAGCATGCTCAAGGCACTGACCATCGATCCGATTCTCGATGGTTATCATGAGTACGAGACTCAGCTGAATGCTGTGCAGACGATTCTTGCCAACACCAAGTCCAAGGGTGAGAACATTCAGACAGTGAACGCCGCTCTGAATGAATTGAACACCTACGCCGACAAGACGATCTACAACTTCTCGGAGATGACGCACAACATCGGTATGTTCACCGCTGCTGGCGTCGGTCTGAAGGATTCTGTGTCATCGATCAAGGGCATTGCAAATCTTGCTGCTCTGTCTGGGTCCAATTCGCAGCAAGCGTCTACTGCGATGTACCAGTTGAGCCAGGCCATTTCCTCGGGAACGGTACGACTCATGGACTGGAACTCAGTTGTCAACGCCGGTATGGGTGGTGAAGCTTTTCAGGAAGCCCTGAAACGTACTGCCCGTGCGCATGGTGTTGCCGTCGACTCCATGATTCAGCAGGAGGGTTCGTTCCGAGAGTCTCTGTCCAAGGGATGGTTGTCGTCCCAGATCATGGTTGAGACCCTGTCTCAATTGGCGGGGGAGTACAACAAGGAACAGCTTATTTCCATGGGGTACACCGCGGAACAGGCTGATGCCATTGTCGATCTGGCGAATACCGCCGAGGCGTCTGCGACGAAGATCAAGACTTTCTCGCAGCTGATCGGAACGGTGAAGGAAGAGCTCGGTTCGGGATGGGCTCAGACTTTCTCCATCCTGTTCGGTAACTTCGAAGAAGCTCAGGATCTGTTCACCACAGTCGGAAATGCTATCACCGGGTTCGTCAGTCAGACTTCGCAGGCCAGGAATGCAATGCTCCAGACCTGGAAGGACATGGGGGGTCGTACTGCGGTCATCGAGGGGCTGACCAATGTCGTCAAAGCGCTTGTCGCACCATTGAAGGCCGTTGGCATTGCTTTCCAACAGTCGTTCAATGGAAACCTCGGCAAGACGCTCGCTGATATTTCGATTGGGTTCCAGCACCTTACGGAGAAGTTGGTTCCGTCGGACAAGGCGATGGACAACTTGACCCGGACGTTCAAAGGTCTTTTCTCGGCCATCAAGATCGTCCTGTGGCCCGTCGGTCAGTTGCTCAAGTTGTTCGCGGCTCTGGTCAAACCAATCCTCGGCGCTGCGTTTGCGATCACCAAGTTCGTTCTTGGCGGGCTTCTGACGCTGACTGCTCACATCGGTGACGTCATCGTGAAGTTCGACCGGTGGATCAACGGATTCGATCCGATCGGTAAGCTTCTTGACTGGCTCGGTCAGAAGATCAGGAATCTTCTCGGTTGGTTCGACAAGTTGACTCACGGCAAGTTCAGCATGTCGAAGATCTTCGGTGACAGTGGTTCCTCAGCCATCGACAAGATGGACCAGGGGCTCTCCTCGCTGCAGAATCACATGAACGGTATGGACTTCTCTGCGGTCAAGAAGGCTCTTGAATGGATTGGCGACAAGGCAGAGGCTGTTGGCAAGAAGGTCAAGGACGCGCTGTTCCGAAAGGGCGTCGGTGTTGGCGATCAGGAACGTCATCGTGTCGGCGATACACCTCCTGGCGGATTCCAGCTTGAAGCAAAACCTGTTCCCAACGAGGCTATCACGTCAATGCAGAAGTTCAAGAATCTTCTACACGACTTGAAGCTCATGTGGACCGGTGACGATGCCACTTTGTGGGGTCGTCTGTCTTACACGTTCACTCGCGTTGGGCAGGCGGCTCGGGACACCGCTGCTGGCGGGTTCATGGTGGCCAAGGCCAAGCTCCAAGATCTTTGGAAGACTGCGAGCCGAATTCGACTCGACGACTTCTACAACCTTCTCGTCGGCAAGGAGCAGAAGAATGCGCTGACCGATCTCATCGATCAGCTCGGGCTGAACAAACTCGGTCCGGCGTTCAAGAATCTCGCAGGTCCGGTCAAGGAATTCGGCTTGCACATCCGCGATGTCTATGGCCCAGACGTTCACACGGCCTGGGAAACCTTCAAAGATCAACTTTCTTCCATTGGCGTCAAAATGAAAGAAGTTGGCAAACAGGTCTGGGACGTCTGCGGGCCATCGGTCGTCGCGGCATGGAATGCTCTCAAGGGAGCAGCGGTTTACCTTGGTGGGGCCATCAAGGAGCTCGCTGGTTCAGCATTGACGACGGTGAAGGACTTCTTCGCCGGAATCGACTGGGCTGGAATCGGTGAGAAGATCAAGCACGTTGCAGACAACATCAAGGATTTCGCCGAGGGTGTCAAGAATGGCGCTCACGACGATGCCGGAACGATGTTCGTCAAGCTCGGCGACAAGGCGCATGACGCTGCGGGCAAGATCAAGGAACTTGGCTCGGCCTTCGGCGGCAAGACCGCTGAGTTGTTCAAGAAGTGGGGCTCCGACATCAAAGAGGGCGCCAACGCTTGGGGACTTCCCGAGAAATTCGAGAAGATCAAGAAGGCGGTTCTTGACAACAGGGGCAAGATCGGTGACGCACTCGACTGGCTTGGCGAGAAGTTCAAGTGGCTCGGTGACAAGATCAAGGAAGGTGTCGACAAGGGCTATGAAGCGCTGAAGGGCATGAACGCCTGGGACGCTCTTGTGAGTGTCATCAGCGGTATCTTCACAGGGATCATGGCCGGTTCATTCGTGAACCTCGCCAGGAGCTTCGACAAGGTCGGAAGTCTTTTCAGCGAATTGGCCAAGACCGTCAAAGATGCCCGTGGACCGATTGTTGACACGATCAACGCGTACAAGGATTCAATGAAGGCCACCACGCATGATCTGAATGCAACGGCAATTCTCAAGTTGGCGGCTGCAACTTTGGTTCTTGCTGTGGCATTGGGGATTCTTGCGTTGATTCCTTCTGATCGTCTAATGGCGGCGGCTGCCGCGTTGGCTGTGATCTTCGGTGTCATCATCGGCGCTTGGTTCTTGTTCAACCGAAACGCCAAGACCGCCAAGGAAGACAGTGAGAATCTCATGTCCGGCGTGAAGAATGGTCTCTTGAAGAACCTTGAGGGCATCACGGGTGGACTCAAGAACATGTTCAAGGACATCGGAACGTCGTTCAAGATGGCTGGACTTCTCGCCATTGCTGCGGGTGTTCTCCTACTTGCGGGAGCTGTGTATCTTCTTTCGAAGCTCGACACGAAGGAACTCGTCAAGGGAATCGTGGCCATCACTGTCATCACGGCGGTGATGGTAACTGCTGCCAAGGTTCTTGAGCAGGGCGACAACGTCGCCAAAGGCGCTGGGCAGTTCATTCTCATGGCGGCGTCCATGGTTCTGTTCTACTTCGCGGTCAAGGGATTCGGCGACATGGACACCAAACAATTGGTAAAGGGTATTCTCGCCCTCGTTGCCATCGTTGGCGCCATGACGCTGTTCTCCATGTCCGGCGACAAGTTGAAGATCGGTAATGGCCTTGCCATTCTCGCCACAGCATACTCCATCAAGCAGATCGTTGATGTCATCGATGAGTTGTCCAAGCGTGACTGGAATTCATATCTCAAGGGCTTCGCCATGCTCAGTATGGTCCTGGCGGAGCTCATGGGTCTGTTCCTCGTCATGCCCGACAACGGTTTCGGTGACGCCGCGGCAATGCTCGCCATGGTGATCGCCATTCAGGGCATGTGCCACATCATCGCCGAGTTCGCTGGCATGGATTGGGGGTCATATCTCAAGGGCGTCATCATGATGACGATCGTCCTTGCTGAGATCGTCGGTGCGATGACGCTCATGAAGGGTGGCGATGCTGGTGCATTGATCACTGTTGCCGTTGCAATGATGATCCTTGCTGGAGCATTGCAAGTCCTCGGCTCCATGTCGCTTGCTGAAATGGGCATCGCGTTGCTTGGTCTTGCTGTTGGACTCGGCGTTCTGATCGCTGCTGCATATTTGGCGCAGGAAGTCGTTGTTCCAATGATGCTGCTGGCCGCCGCGGTCGCGTTGATTGGCATTGCTGTCGGTGTGGCTGCAGCAGGTATCGCGTTGTTCGTGTTCGCCTTTGTCGCATTGCTCACAGCTGTCACTACTGGCGGCGTTGCTCTGATTGCTCTGATTCCGTTGCTGTGCACTGCTATCGCGCAGGGTTTCATCAACATTTGCAACGTCATCGGAAGCAATGGTCCTGCCATTGAAGCGGCTCTCACAGCCATCATCACGGCATGTCTGAACGCTCTGAGGAACTCGCTTCCGAGTTTCTTCGATTTGGTTCGAGACGCCATCATTGGCATGTGCAACACGATCAATCAGGTTGCTCCTGTGCTGATCCAGACCGGTATAAATCTCATCAAAGATTTCCTTCGAGCAATCAGGGACAACATCGGTGAGATCACACAGATCGCCATTGACATCATTGTCAACTTCATCGACACGGTCAGCGCCAACATCGGTCGGATCATCGACTCCGGTGTGAATCTGTTGCTGAGTTTCCTTGACGGTATCAAGACCGCCATCGATCAGCACGCCGATGAAATCGGTGACAAGGCCGTTGCAATTGGTGTGGCTCTTGTCAATGGCATCAAGCGAGGAATCGAACGGATCAAGAACCAGCTGATGGACAGCATCCGTGGTCTGGCCGACAAGCTGCCTCAATGGTTGAAGGAAAAGCTCGGTATTGCTTCTCCTTCGAAGGTAACCACCGAAATCGGCGAGTTCGTCGGTTTGGGCCTTGTCCGAGGTATCGACAACAGTGAGAAGTGGGTCAAGCGATCCTCCGAGAATCTTGCTGAAAGCACCGGCAAGAGCATCAACGAGAAGTTCCGTGAGATTGTCGACGGTCTGACTCTCGATCCGGACTTCAATCCTGTGATCACCCCAACCGTGGATGATTCGCAAGTGCGAAGTGCTGCATCGAGGCTTGGGGATCTGTTCAACAGTCAAAGCGCCAACGCAAGAGTCTCCGTCGGTGTCAACGACGCCGCGAAGGCTCAAAATGGAAGTGCGTCGAACCCGAATGGGGTCAACAACGTCACTTTCAACCAAACCATCAACAGTCCGACTGCTCCTACCCGCCGCGAAGTTTATCGCGACACGAAGGAGCTCATCTCGAACATTAAGAGGTATTCACGATGATCAAGACGGTGTCTGTCGCCAACCAGTTCGGTGACGAGATCAGCACAAATTTCGTTGGGGTGTATGAAGCCCCTTACGTCATCACAAAGATCGAAGGTCATGGACCGGTTGGGGCAGACATCAATCTGACTCAGTTCGCGACGAATGATGGTGCAATGTACAACTCGGCCAGGGTGGGGGAGCGTGTACTTTCTCTCACCCTGGCTGTGGTTGCTCAGCCCGGCAAGACGATCGAGCACGCCAGGCGGTGGATTTACAAGACTTATGCGGTGAAGAATCGTGTCACGATGGTGTTCACGACTGACACCGGCACGTACATCATGACGGGGTATGTCGAGAAGTCCGAACCCGACATTTTCGACAAGATCACCAAGGTCAAGATAACGATCGTCTGTCCGGACCCGTATTTCTATTCTCCCGCAAAAACGGTTACAAGTATTTCGAGTGTCAAGGGTGGCTTTGAATTCCCATTCGCCGACAACACAACCGAAGTCGACGGTGAGGTTCTCTTTTCGGTCGGAGAGAATGGTCTGCGCTACTTTGTGAATAATCCGAACATCGACGCGACATGGGTCAAGTCTGGCAAAGTGGGTTTGAATCGCTATGGACAAGACATGTCGAGAATGATGGAGAAGATAAGTCCCCAGGCGGGCATGCGATATGAAATAGATGACGACTGGCGTACGACATACTTGAATTCGATGATCGATGACATGACAAGTTCTGCGGTGAACATCGGGGTCATGAATGAACTGGACCGTGAACTCGGTGGCACTGCGTACTTCCTGTACATCAACAATCAAAAAAGTGACGTCGTGAAGTGGACCAGGCATGCGCTGAAGTTCGGAGAGATCCAAAACAGCGCAAAACTTGACCTGGAATATTCTGGATCATTCGACAACGGTATCATCATCAGGTCGAAGCTCTACGGCAAGCTTTCCGACATCCCGAGGATTCGTTATTCCGACAGTATCAACTCCACTTCATATCTTGACGTCGACATGACGCGAGTCAAGAACAAGATCGGTGAAGATTTCGAAAAAGGTGACTATATCGAAGTCGGAACCAAGAATGGCAACAAGTACGTCCGCATTTGGCACAAGAATCATTGGACGAGTTGTCTGAATGCCGTCGGTACGAGCCCGTACTGGCCAAGAATCCAACAAGGTCAGAACACCATTACGTGCCTGATTATGGGTGACAACGTGAACCAGTACGCAGCCGAGCATGAAGTCGAGTACGATATCAAACACCAGGGGATCTGATGGCATACGATGTGCTTATTTACGACGACAATTGGGAATTGCAAGCCGTTGTCGACAACTATGAATCACTTGTCTGGACGGACAAAGCCAAGGCGTGCGGCGATTTCGAGCTGTACATGTACTATGATCCAGATCTCTGGAAGATGATCAAGCTCGGTACGTTCCTAAGAATCGCTGACTCCGAGCACACAATGATGGTTGACAAGCGCGACCTCAAGGACACGTTCGAAGACTCGCCTCGGATGATATTCACAGGGAAGTCGATGGAATACATACTTTCCAAACGTGTTGTGTACAAGCAGATCGATGTCACGGCGCCGCCTGGTGACATTGTCAACAAACTTATTGACGAGAACTGCATCGACGGTCCGTATCTTCAACAGTTCGCGCCGGACCCGACGAACCCCAACAAAAAGTACCGTGGTATCACCGACTTGTACAGAGATAACTCGAACTGGCGGTTGGAACTTGGCGATCGTCCAATATCGCAGCAGTATCTCGGACAGAACATCTATGAAGCTGTTTCAGAACTTTTGAAAACGTATTCATCGCCGATGTGCTATTACTTGGTGCATCACACAGACGATAACAAATGGCGATGGCGCCTCGGCACCGGCTATGATCGTAGTTGGAACCAGGGTACAAACGAGTGGGTCACGTTTTCCAGTGATTTCAACAATTTGAAGTCCAGTGAATTTACTCAGGACAACGAAAAGTATGCGAACGCGTTCTACATCACTGGCGCTGATCCTGGCGACAACAGGCCTCGAATAACGGTTCCGATCGAACGTCCCGTTGACAACGATCCGGGTCATGGTTTCAATTTTGGAATGAAAAGGGTTGAGAAGTGGATCGACGGGTCGAGTATCAAGTTGAAGGATGACAACAACAAAGACATCCCAATGCAAACTTACATAAATGAGCTTATGGCATACGGATATTCTTCTATGCGAGAATACATTACTACGACGACTTTCATAGGAGACGTCGACCCGAATGTTCAGTGGACCTACATGCGAGACTATTACATTGGCGATGCGGTGAATGTCATCGACGACATGGGGAACGGCGCCATTTGCGCCATAGATGGAATAACCATCACAGCTGACAAGAATGGAATCGTGATCGTTCCTGATTTCAAGGCGATACGAACTATCACAGGATGAGAAAATGAGCAAAACAGCAATTTCCGAACTCGTCCCCCCAACGGGAGAGAGGTACAAGCAGGCCCGAGCGGCCAGAAAAGAGCTCGTATCCGAGCCAACGAATTGGTTCATTCCTCGTGTTGAGGGTTGGATGGTTGACGCGGAACGTGAGTGCTTCCTTGTTCCGATCAATCACCGCAAGACGTCTGGAGAGTTCATTTTCTCTATTCTATCTGTTCCATTCGAGTTCGCAGTGAACGCGATGATCACTATGGAGGGATGACATGACTTTTAGAAGTGGATTCTGGAACAGTATTGACGGAGACCGTACATATTCTGCCGAGGACATGGCCATTCCGTTCGAAGGGATCATCACCGAGGGGGTGTTCGCCAACTGGGGCGACGCGTTCAAGGCGACAGTCATCAACGAAAGTACCATCGCCATCGGATCCGGCAAGGCTTGGTTCAGCAAGAAGTGGGTTCAGAACGATTCTGTGTACCAGATGCCGATCAATGTATCGGAGTACGCAAGCTCGACGGAGCCTCGTACTGCGGTGGTGGGCATTGATCTGAAGGTGGAACCATATTACCGGTTTGCAAGGTTCAGCACCGATGAGCAGCGTTATTACGGATCCTTCGTGGAACTGCTCAACGCGATCACTGATCGTAACGCGGGGCGGAACACGCTGCCTCTGTTCGCCATCAATTTCGCGGCCGGTGATTCTTCGCTTCAGCAGTCGAACATTACGAATCTCGTAGGAACGCCATGGTGTCCGTACGTGACGGCACCTGTTCAAACGATCACCGTTGACGACATTCGCGGCAAGTGGGATGCTTCGTACAACGCTTTGATGAAAGACATCGTGAGCAACGCTCAGACGAAGGCGAGCGAAGCCGAGAGCAATTTCGAGGCATCATTCAACACGTGGTTCCTCACGTTGAAGAATCAACTTGATGCCAATCAAGCTGCCAATCTGCAGAACCAGATCACGTTGCTCACGAATCAGTTCAACAAACTTGTGACCACTGGTACCGTCGAGAACACGGTTCAGTTCTACAGTGGTGGCCATCTTGTCGATTTCACCACGAGCGCTGGTGTTAAGATTACTGCCGTCACCAAGTTCGCAAACAACTCATAAAGGATTTCACAATGACTCGAATTACGGATCTCACGGAAGCAACTTCGCTTGCACGAACCGACGCTGTTGCTGTTGATGGCGCTTCTGGTACTCGTAAGCTCAGCATGACTCAAGCCTTCGGACGACTGGCTGACACCTTCTCGCAGAACGCATATTTCCACAGGAACATTTACCGTGGACAGAAGCTCGGCAATTCGTTCACCTCTGACCAGAAGAATGCCATTCGTTCTGGCACGTTTGACGATCTCTACATCGGTGATTACTGGTCCGACGGTGGGACTGACTGGATCATCACCGACATGGACTATTGGTATGGAATCGGTAAGGACGGTGCGACTCTTGTCAAAACGCACCACGTCAACATCGTTCCTCGTCTTCCGATGGGCACCGCTGTCATGAACACCACCGCTACGAACACGGGCGGCTACATTGGCGCGAACATCCGTACCAAGTTCGCTGGCATCGTGTCGCAGGTCAACAATTTCTTCGGCGCTGGTTCGCTTCTCAATGCTCCTCGTCCATTCTCATCGCAGACTGACAGCGGCATGGCAACAGCCACGAGTTGGCTGAACGTTTGCACGTGCGAGCTGATGTCCGAGCGAATGGTCTACGGTTCCCCGGTGTTTGAAATCCAGAACGGGAAGCCCGCCGGTCCATCGAATACGAACTCGGCTTTCGCCTGGAACCACACCACGGACATGACTCAGCTCGCGCTATTCCGCCTTGCCCCGAGATTCCGAATGGCGTCTGGTGATGGGCAGGTCGACAATGGTTGGTGGCTCAATACGCTTGCCAAGTGGGATCATTTCTGCGTGTGCAAGAATGGTATGGCTGATTGTCTCCCCGCCAACACAGCGCTTGGTATTCGTCCAATCATGGGAATTACCGGCTGATGCATTTCTTCGGTGGCACCGTGTGGGTAGACATACTGGTCACCGTGTTTGTGACAGTATTTGCAAGTAATGGCTTCTGGGCAATACTTCAAAAGAAGTTCGACCGGAATTCAACAGAAAAGGCGTTGCTAATCGGCCTCGCACATGATCGCATCATTTATGTCGGGGAAGGGTTCCTCGCTCGTGGTTGGATCACGTGCGATGAATATGAGGATTTCATGACGTATTTGTACGAACCTTATACGAAATATGGTGGAAATGGTATCGCTGAGCGCATTTCAGACGAAGTGAAGAAACTTCCATTGAAAACCAGTGACAGTCGACGAGAACATCAAGTAAAAGGGGTGAAAAACAATGAACGCACGTAACAAATTGCTGTTGTGCGCAGTATGCATCGCACTCATCATCATCAGCATCGTCACTGGCGTCATCGACCTCGACTTCGCGAACACGGCGCAGACGATTTGCGGCGTTGTTGTACTGCTGTGCCTACTTGTGTTGTTTGTGTCCATTGACTCAGCGACCAACGAAGTAACAGATGGTTCGTTGATCGTGAACGATGCTGATGAAGTATATCTGGTGCTGGACAAGGATATTTCGGAACTTCGGAAGAAGTCGCATGTCGATCTCTCGGTTTATCTTTCACACGGCTCTTAATGAAAGACTAGAAAGGACTAATCATGAAGGATAATCTCTCCGAACACTTCGATGCTGTGATTGAAGACCATCTCCAAAAGATGGATGATTATGAACCGGGGACCGAAGAAACCCGAAAAACAGCCGACGAGCTCAAGGTTCTTATGGAGGCGAAGGCGTATTGCTATTCGCCGCGAAAGAACTGGAAGGACTACGTCATGCCGATTATCGGTACCGTCGTTCCGATTCTGACTATTCTAATTTATGAAGAGAAGGACGCAATTACGTCAAAAGCGTTCGGATTCGTCCCGAAGAACTAACCAATATAGTCTACAGAGTAATGTGTGGTGCAATTCACACTGCACATTACTTTTTGCACATTCTCTTATGAGAAACACTACTTTTTAGGAGAAAGAATGTTCAAGCGAATCTGCAAAACTATTGGCGCAGTCGTGTTCGCCGCTTTCATCCTTGGTGTTTCCACGGCATCGCTGATCCATGGAAGCCCATTGATGATCATGCTGGTCATCACAACGGTCATGCTGTTGGTAGCACTAGCAGATGATGACAACAAGAAATCCGAAAAGATGTGATACAACAGCACAAGTCTTAACCGGCTTGTGCTTTTTGCACGTCTTCTTATGAGAATACTTCTACATAAGGAGATACTATGTTTTACGCAATCATGTTCGTCGCCAAGATTCTCGTCTGCCTTGTGGACCTGTTTGTGATCTGCGTGTCCGTAATCACCGTGGCACCAATCACGCTCGTCCTGGCAGTCATCGTCCTGGCCGTCATGCTTGATTCTCTAGCAAAGGATATCAAGAACAAGGAGTAACATCAAAGCTACAGACCCTGACACGGCCTGTAGCTTTTGTTGTTGGAGTAATCATGGCAAAGCGTGGGTTAGACGTTGAAGATCAGCAGTCTTTGGATTTGTGGGCTGAACGGAACTATGATACCGATGCATATTTTCTGTTCATCATTCCGGGTGGTTGGTACTGCTATGGAATTCATATTTTGGACCGTCGGCTAACTCCATTTGTGACGAAGGCTGACAAGAAACACATGGCACCAGAACTGCTTAATTACCTTTCATGATTTGCACGTCATCTTATGAGAAAGGAGTACCCATAATGGACAAACACAAGACTATTCAATTCATCGCTGCGCTGACATATTCACTGTTGGCGATCGCGTTATTGATGCTTGGAATGTATCTGGGCATCCTGACCTAAAACAATGGCACAAGTCTTAACCGGCTTGTGCTTTTTGCACGTCCTCTTATGAGAAGAACTCATCAATGAAAGGAACTCATCATGTCTGACAACATCGAAATTCCCGAAGTCGAACCCGATGACATCATCGAGAGCCCTGACGAAGAGAAGTCTGTCGCGTATACTCTCGCTGTCGCGGCGATCGGAATGGTCGCTGGCGTTGGCGTCTGGTGTGGCGCGAAGAAGCTCACGCACAAGCTCGAGGATGTTATTAATCGAAAGGCAACGGAGAAGATGATGAAAGATATTACCGAACCCGATCAGAAGGAGTGAACTTCACCAGGATACAAGCCCCAACACGGTTTGTATCCTTTTTTGTTCAACGCAGAAAGGAAAACATAATGTACACTCCCAAGCATGGCTTTGAAAGCGGGTCAGAAGACCACAACGAGTACTTTCCAATGAGAGCACTGTCTGATCAAGAACAAACTTTCATTGACACCATGATCGCCATCGATGGCTCGTTGCCGGACAAGGGTTTCGGATATTTTGTATCCTTTGACCGTTACGGAGGACCATGTGTAAACAGCGTCTATGGCATCAACTACCCGACGAAGGTGTGACACAATGAAAACCAAGGCTAGCAGCATCATTCAATCGGTCAACAAGTTCACGAACAACCATGCTCCGCTGATTCTCACGACCACCGGTTCGATCGGTGTTGTGTGCACAGCAATTCTTGCCGCCAAGGCCGGCCCACGAGCTCGTACAGCAATCTGTGACTACAACAGGGGCAACCATACGGTCGCCACAGCTTTCGAGAAGGTCAAGGTTACTTGGAAGATTTATCTTCCTACAGCGATCTGCGCTGTGGCGACCATTTCCACATTGTTCTGCGGCAATCACATTGCTCTGAAGCGCGGGGCGAATCTGATGCAAGCGTACTCCATCTTGGACAGCACTTTTCAAGAGTACAAGGGGCAGGTGAAGAAGACCCTTGGAGAGAAGGAGGAGCGCAAGATCGACGATGCCGTTTCTGAACAAAAGGTGGCGTCCTCCACCGTTGTTCTGAACGGTCCGGAGCCTCTCACCATGGACGATCTGTCAGGTCGATATTTCAGAATCGACGCGGAGAAGATTCGTCAGGCGCAGAATGCACTGAATGCCAGACTCCTTCAGGAGGACTGGATCAGCCTGAATGTGTTCTACGGGCTTCTCGGACTTGACCCTATTGGTCTGGGCGATGACATCGGTTGGAACGCCGATCGTCTGCTCGACATCAGGTTCACGTCCTGCCTTACAGCAAAAGAAGAGCCGTGTCTCGTCATCAAGTACGACACGGTTCCAAAACCGGACTATTACAAGGGGTACTGAATGCTAGCGATCGTTGGCGCGACATGCAGCGGTAAGAATTGGTTCGCCAACCGGCTTTGCACAGAGCATGGGTGGGAGCGCGTCGTCACTTGCACGACTCGTCCCATTCGTTCTGGCGAAACCAATGGCGAAGAGTATGTGTTCATGGACGACAACAACTTCGACTATCTCGCAAAACAGGGCAAGTTGATCAACGTACGTGAATATGACACGGTCAAAGGAATCTGGAAGTACGGTATTCGTCCAGAAGACATCGATATGAGCAAGAAGAAGCGCCTCATCATCATTGATCCTCTCGGGGCCACCAAGCTGTTCAAGCCATGGCAGGTTGCCATGATGGTCGTCCCCCGCGAAGTTCGCAAGCTGCGAGCGTTTTGTCGAGGAGACGACGAAACGGAGTTCGCAAGACGAGATCATGCAGATCAGCATGACATTGCGCTGATGATCGATTTCTATCAGCGTTATTACAGTGAATACCCGCAAATCATCACAAACAAGTTCCAGGAGATTGGATAAAAATGATCACTCGTGAAGTCACTTACATCGATTACAATGGCGTCGAGCAGACCGAGAAGTACTACTTCGACCTGACTGTTCCTGAGATGCTCGAGCTGTCTTTCAGCTCCGCCGGTGACATCCAGTCAACGCTTGAGCGACTTTCTAATAGTCGTAAAGTCGGCGAGATATTCAGCATCATCCAGACACTCATTTTCAAGAGTGTCGGCGTAAAATCCGACGATGGCAAGCGGTTCGTCAAGAACGAGGAGGTTCTCAATGACTTCAAACAGTCTCGAGGTTACGAGTCCTTCCTGATGAAGATGATGCAGGACACCGACTACGCGAGCAAGTTCATCGAGCAGCTCATTCCGCAGGATCGCATTCAGCAGATCGCTGGCGTCGAGAAAGTCGACGGCAAAAAGCATCCTCTGGCCATGGACAAGAAGTGAGGCTGACGAATGGCAACTGTGAACCTGCCGAGTAATTCCATCATGCCCGAGAAGGGCGGAAATTATTCGGAAAACAACAGGCCGAAGGTCGAAGCTGTAGCCAAAGGCCAAAGGCGTAAGGAATCTGCGGGCAAGAAGCTCAAGCGGTCCATCATCGCTGAGGATGGGCGCTCGGTGGCCGAGTACATCTTGATGGATGTATTGCTTCCCGCGGCGAAGAACACCATTTCCGACGTGGTCTCGGAATCAATCCAGAGGCTGCTGTTCGGCGACAGCGGACCGAATCGTCGCAAGAATGTTCGTGACAATCGGTCATTCGTCAGTTACAACAGCTTCTACAACAAGCCGAGGGATTCATATTCTCAACGAGCGAGGGCCGTACACGATTTCGACGAAATCGTGCTTGCTAGTCGAGATGAAGCCGATCGAATTCTTGATTCATTGGCAGATCTGATCTCTCAGTATGATGTTGCGACTGTGGCAGATCTGTATGATCTTGCAGGAGTCACCAGCTCGTACACTGATGCAGAATGGGGTTGGTACTCCATCGGTGGCGCTTCGCCGCGACGGATTCGTGAAGGGTACATTCTGGATCTTCCGCGACCGGTAGCGGTGAATGACAGATGAACGTAAACCAGATGAGGGTCCGGGTAGCCGAGTGTTATCCGGGCCCTCGCTGGGCCAACAAGGTCCGGCGAATGAGTGATAATCAAGTGATCGCCATATTCTATAAACTTTCAAAGAAAGGAATGATAAAATGAGCTTCCGCGAGAAGTTTGAGAACGCAAAACTGCACATCGAGGATTCGTCTCCGACGATTCTCACGGCTATTGGTTGTGTCGCTGTCGTGGGCAGCGCTGTGCTTGCCGTCCGTCAGGGGCTCAAGCACCACAATGAGGTGATCGACAATCATCATGAGATGATCGATGCAGTCAATCTGTGCCATGACAATCCGGATGTCTACGAGAAGCGTATGGGCGAAGAGTACACCGAAGACGACTACAGGAAGGACCTCGCCATTTCTTACGCGCAGACTGCCGGTCTGTTCGTCAAGACGTACGGCCCGTCGCTCGCCATGATGGCTGTCGGCATCGGTTGCATCTGCAAGGGTCACAGCATCATGCTCGGTAGGACGGCTGCACTGTCCTCTGCGCTCAACGCGCTGCAGGCGGCTTGGAACAAGCGAAACGACGCAGCAAAGGTCGAGCAAAAGGCCGTCGCCAAGGGTAACACGATCGACGTGCCCGAGACCGCTACGAACAACAGCGTCAAGAATATTGTTCGCAAGAAGGATTTGTTCAGCAGTCCATATTCTCGGACGTTCGACAGTTCGTCCAGGAACTGGGAGCCGTCTCGCGACTATCAGCTGCTCTTCCTCAAGACGCAGCAGAACATGGCGAATGACCTTCTTCGGACGAGGGGGCACGTCTTCCTCAACGAGGTCTACGACATGCTGGATCTTCCTCGATCCCCAGAGGGCGCTCTGGTTGGCTGGGTCAAGAGCCCGGACAACGGCGACGGTTTCGTCGACTTCAACCTCTCCGACCCCAGGAACTTTCCTGAGGATCCCGATTACATTACTGGCGCTTGGAAGCTCGACTTCAATGTTGACGGCGTCATCTACAATCTCATCTGAAAGGAATCACTGAAATGAACAAGAACATCATCGCTGCCGCAGCGGGTGTCGCTGTTGGTATCGCTTTCGGTTTCACGAGGGACAAGATCAAGGCACTTCGCGCTGCGAACAAGCTCGAAGAGGACACTCCGAAGCCCGTTGAGAGCGCCGAAGAGCCGAAGCCTGAGCATGATGAGGAAATCGTTGTGCACAAGCCGGTTGACGACGTGATCGATCTGGACAAAGCGGTTACTGACGCACAGGCCATGATGGACGAGAAGAACAGCCCTCGTCCGGTCAAGAAAGTCAACTGCAAGGTGGAATCTGCGACCGACGAGCCCGGCTGGACTTATCCTGACGAGGAAACGTACTTCGCACACGATGACATCCCCGGCATGAATCTTTCCTGGTTCATCAACGACGACATGATCCTTGATGAAAACGATCTTCCGATCACTGACTTCGTCGAAAGCCTGATCGGCGATCTGTGCGAAGCCACCAAGGAAAAAGGTGGTCGTGGATTCTGCATCAACCACAAGAAGGGTCTTCGCTTCTCAATGGACATCATCGAGGAGCCGATTGCAGATTACATGCGGGAAGAACATGAGTACGAGGAAGACGAGGTCGAGGATGAGTGATATTCTCGTCGATCTCTACGCCCCTGATGGATACAAGGACCTCTGCGGAAAGCTCAATGAGATCCCCTTTCATTCAGGCATTCGAGACGACAACAACCGAATCGATGACGCGATCTATTTTCGTGAGGAGACGTTTGACGAACACGTGGACGAACCACCATCTGTACTGCTCGTTCTAGTGGCTCTGCTAGACCGCATGAGTCTAATCCTTGACGAAGAGTATTCAATCAAGGATTTACTTGAGGAATGCATTTCCAACGCAGACCTTGGCTGGTACTCGGATGACCACACTGAGAAGCTCCCAACCTGGGTGAACCGCGTCGAGGATGAGGTGGAACGTGTTCTGAACCGTGATGTCGGTCCCAACGGAACGGGCGGATGGTTCCCAACGCAAAAATATTTCGGAAACCAGAAGAAGTTGTCACTGTGGAAGCAAATGAACAACTACGTCATGGACGGAATGATCGCTGATATTTGGTAAGGAAGGGGACCATGGATTTTTTCAAGGTCCAAGTACGGGAGACCAAGCATGGGGTTGAGATCGCCCCGGCCTTCCGTGTAGGCCGTTCGAAGGATCTGATGGTCCGTGCACGAGCCTTCTACGCAATCTGGGATGAAGAACGTGGTTTGTGGTCAACGGACGAGTATGACGTCGCTCGCCTTGTTGACCACGAACTCTACGCGAAAGCTGACGAACTGAAGGAACTGCACCCGAAGGTGCTCTCCATGACGGACTACTCCACCAGGTCTTGGAAGGAGTACCGTGAGTTCTTGTCCAAGCTCAATGACTCGGCGGTGGAACTTGATGGACGCATCATGTTCGCCAACGAGAAGATCGAGCGAACGGATTATGCTTCGCACGTTCTTCCGTATTCACTGGTTAACGGGGATCACTCAGCATTCGATGAGCTTCTTGACAAGCTATACGAGCCTGCTGAAAAAGAAAAGCTGCTATGGTCCATCGGAGCAATAGTCTCCGGTGATTCCAGATATTTGCAGAAGTTCGTTGTGTTGTATGGCAAGAGCGGTGCTGGAAAGTCGACTGTACTCAACATCGTGCAAGGCATGTTCGATGGGTACTGCTCGCCGTTCGACGCCAGGGCGCTCGGCAACAGTTCGAATCAGTTCGCGCTGGAGCCATTTCGTACGAATCCACTGGTCGCCATTCAACACGATGGTGATCTGTCCAGAATTGACGACAACACCAAGTTGAACTCGATCGTCTCTCATGAGACGATTCCGATCAACGAGAAGTACAAGCCGCAGTACTACATGAGGCCAAATGCATTTCTCATGATCGGTACGAACACTCCGGTGAAGATCAGCGACGCGAAGTCAGGCCTGATCCGTCGATTGATCGACATCTCGCCAACAGGTGAGACGTTCAGCCCACCGGTGTATCTGCGTCTGATGCGAGACATCGAAACGGAATACGGAGCCATCGCGAAGTACTGTTTTGACGTTTTCAAGAAGCTTGGCAAGCACTACTACGATGATTACGTTCCGGTCCAGATGATGTTTCGTACGGACGTCGTGTTCAATTTCGTGGACGAGATTTCCGGACAGATCATGCATGACGACGGAATCAGTCTTCGTTCGGCCTACGCGCAGTACAAGCAATATTGTGCCGATTCGCAAATCGTTCACATATTGCCGATGTACGCATTCAAAGAAGATTTGAAGGAATATTTCGGCAAGTTCGAAGAACGAGCCATTGTAAACGATGAACGAGTAAGGAGTTGGTACAGCGAGTTCAAGAGTGAGCTCATTTTCGGTGTGAAGAAAATCGATGACAGAGACGAGCGTCGCTGGATTGATCTAAAGGATCAGAGTTCCTTGCTCGATTCTTTGTACGAGAATCAACCAGCGCAATACGCGTCGGACCATGGTATTCCTGCAAAACCGTGGGACATGGTGACCACAAAACTCAAGGATCTCGACACAAGTCGTGAACACTTTGTCAGGCCTCCTGTCAATCATATCGTCATCGATTTCGATCTGACGAACGACCAAGGAGAGAAAAGTCTTGAGAAGAACATCGATGCGGCTGAGCAGTGGCCCTGCACATACTGTGAGACCAGTCGCTCAGGCAACGGATTGCATCTGCACTACATCTATGACGGCGATCCGGGGAAATTGGCCAACGTGTATGCGCCGGGCATCGAGATCAAGACGTGGTCCGGCAAAGCGTCTCTGCGTCGCCGAAAGGGCCTTTGCACTGACGATCTGGTGACCCACATTTCAAGCGGGCTTCCGTTCAAGGAGAGCAAGGTGATTGACCACAATACGTTTGCCAGCGAAACGGGTCTTCGCAAACTCATAGAGAAGAACCTTCGAAAGGAGGTGCATCCCGGCACGAAGCCGAGCATCGATTTCATCCAGCACATTCTTGATGAGGCATACAAGTCCGGCAAGCCATATGACCTGAATGACATACGAGGGCATGTTCTGGCATTCGCCATGCGGAGTACTCATCATTCCGAGTACTGCCTGCAACAGGTGTCGAAGATGCATTTCCGGTCCGATGATGACGAGATGCCGGACACACCCTTCAACGACGATGAACCGATTGTGTTCTACGACGTTGAGGTGTATCCCAATCTGTTCATCATCTGCTACAAGAATATTGACGGTGACTGCGCGTCTATGATCAACCCGAAGCCGACTGAGGTGGAGAACCTCATCAACAATCGCTTGATCGGGTTCAACAACAGACGCTACGACAATCATATTCTATATGCAGCGATGATGGGTTACTCGAACGAGCAGCTCTTCAAACTGTCGCAGAAGATTGTTTCCGGCGACCGAACGGCCATGTTCCGTGAGGCATACAATTTGTCGTACGCCGATGTGTACGATTTCTGCTCCAAGAAGCAGAGCCTCAAGAAGTGGGAAATTGAACTCGGCATCCATCACCAAGAGATGGGTATTCCTTGGGACGAGCCATGTCCTGAGGAACTGTGGCCGAAGGTCATCGAGTACTGTTGCAATGACGTGAAGGCGACTCAAGCTGTCTTCAACGCCCGGCAGGAGGACTGGAAGGCACGGTGCATGCTTGCGAACATTGTTGGCATGACGCCGAACACGACCACGAACTCCATCACACAACAGATGGTTTTCGGTAATGACCGGAACCCGAAATTCATTTGGACAGATCTGTCCAAGGAGTTTCCGGGTTATGATTACAAATTCGGCAAGTCGACCTACATGGGCGAGGAAATCGGCGAGGGCGGATACGTTTATTCAGAGCCCGGCATCTACAAGAATGTCGCTCTTCTAGATGTTGCATCCATGCACCCTCACTCGATCAAGGCGCTCAATTTGTGGGGGGACGAGTACACGAACAAGTATTTCGATCTGGTACAGGCCCGTATTGCAATCAAGCATGGCGAGCTCGACAAGCTCAAGACCATGTACGATGGCAAACTTGCTCCGTATGTGAGTGACGATCCTGCAGAGCAGAAGATCCTCAGTACTTCCCTGAAGATCCCGATCAACTCCATGTATGGTCTGACTGCTGCCAAGTTCGGCAACCGAGCCAATGGTAACTCCGGTCAGAACAACAAGGACAACATCGTAGCCAAGCGCGGTGCACTGTTCATGGTGCGGTTGAAGCACCAGGTCCAAGAACGCGGGTTCACCGTGGCTCACATCAAGACTGACTCGATCAAGATTCCCGATGCGACACCGGAGATCATCGAGTTCGTCATGGATTCTGGAAAGAAGTACGGGTACACATTCGAGCACGAGGCGACTTATGACAGGATGTGCCTTGTCAACGATGCTGTATACATTGCTCATGACACTGAGGGGTGGCACGCCACCGGCCTGCAGTTCCAAGTCCCATATGTGTTCAAGACGCTTTTCAGCAAGGAGGACATCAAGTTCGATGATCTCTGCCTTACCAAGAGTGTGAGCAAGGGCGACATCATAATCAGAAAGGGGGACAGTGATCATTTCGTCGGCCGTGTCGGTTCGTTCTGCCCCGTTCATCACGGGGGTGAACTGTTGCGTCGCGATGGCGACAAGTTCTACGCTCTATCGGACACCAAGGGTCATCTCTGGGCCGAAGCGGAAGCCGTGCATGACGAGGACGATGTCGACATGAGCTTTTGGTACGACAAAGCGTCGGAAGCCAAGAGCGCGATTGAGAAGTACGGTAGCTTTGACGAGCTCGTTGCGTGACATTTTTTGCACGCTCTCTTATGAGAGAAAGGACTCATCGTGTACCGATACGATTACCGCATCAACGGGACCCGCAAGACGTTCAATTGCACTCCGCAGTACATGCGTTGGTTTAATGACCAAGCGCTCAAAGCCCGGAACACTGATATTCCATGCACAGTCATGGACATCTGGATGTTCTACTCTGAGCTGAAGCACATTTTCCAAACGCTTGACGCGGACGAAAAGGAGATCGTCTTCAGGAACATCAAAGAAGGTGACGCGTTCGTACTCATCTGACCACCCCCTCGACAAAAGGTTGAGCCGTGCTTGCTAACGTAGCCGCGGCTCTTCCTTTTGCTTTTTTGCAGAAAGGAAATCATGGAACTCTCAAAAGAATTCGACAACGTCGACGTCCTCCCAATCGGCGAAGATGTAAGACATCTCGACGAGCCGAACAAAAACATCATAAACATGATCACGGCTGTGTATCTTCGTGGTTCGCTGATCAACGACAATTCTCGTCGTCAATACGCGATCACCTGTTGTCGTAATGACGGAGAACTTGTCCGTATCATGTTCGACGGTCGAGACTGGTATTTCGGGAAGACGCCTCGGGGCGGTGTCCCCCAGCACCCGGCCAAGTTCACTCGCGACGACATTGACAGTTGCACGGTCGGCTACGCGCTTCATCCAATCAACATGGGTGAACACCTTGCCGCGATGACAATCTATGAACTGCTATTGGACACTTCCACGTGGTACGTGACGCAAGCAAAGGACAACGACATCGTACCGCCGTACAAGTTCGTCAAGCTCTTCAACAGTAGCGGAATGATGCCTCTGAACCATTACGAGGTCATGATCCACGCGCATTCAACGTGGATCGAATCTTGCAATGAAAAGATGGGGAACCCGACCACATCCGACTATGACATTCAACGTCTCATTCTGGAGAAGAGTGAATACCAGTCCAGAATCAATGACATGCTTGCTGTGAAGTATGCCATGCTATTCGCAGAACAGGAGAACAAATGATTTACTCACGCGCAAGTTACATCGACCGGGTCGAGATCACGTCTTTCAATCGAAACATCGAAGAAGACGTGACGCTGATGCTTGTCGCTTTACATGACATCAAGAAGTCGATGGGGGGATACTGCGCTGTCCAGTATGAGATCAACTGGCATCTCAGAGACCGAGCTCAGCCTGTCATCGACAGCAACGGCGATCGTGTCGAATGGTGCAAGCTGCAATACGTCGACGACCGATGGATCTACTGCCACAACAACGTCTGCATGCAATTCTCGCGAGAAGAACTCAAGACCTCGATCCTGTATGTCAGGGACGGCGACATGTTCGTTTCCGTTGAGCAACTGCTCAACACCATCATCTCGATTCTCATCTCCATTGGAATCCCGGAACAGTATCTCTTCTCGCGAAAGCAGAAGGAATTCCTCATCAACTGCGGGGCTTGTCGAGCCATGGAGGAGCGGCTTACCGAGATCAGCGTTCGCGTGCAGATGTTGACTGAACGTATCGAACGGGACAGCCAACAGGAGCGAGACGACGAAACGAATCAGAATCCGTGTCTCATGCGAAGAAGCCTTGAATCCGCTCTGTTCGACAAGGACAACGCCGAGCGCTTTCTCGCCGCAATAAACCTATGAAAGGAACAACAATGCCCAACAACATCGCAATCGAGAATGCGCACATTCTCTTCCGCAACTTCAGCGGGCAGGAGAGCCGGTTCAATCTCGCAGGGCGTAGGAACTTCTGCGTTGTCATTCCGGACGATGACATGGCCGGACGCCTGCTCGAAGACGGTTGGAATGTGAAGCGACTTCGCCCGAAGGAAGAGGACGACGAGGAGACGCCATATCTCCAGGTGGCCGTCGCATTCAACAGCTATCCCCCGAAGATCGTTCTGATTTCCGGCAGCAACAAGACGTATCTCGACGAGAGCACGGTCGACATGCTCGACTGGGCCGACATTCAGAACGTTGACCTCGTGATCCGTCCCTATCAGTGGGAGGTCAATGGCAACCGCGGCATCAAGGCGTACGTGAAGTCCATGTACGTCACCATCGATCAGGACGTCTTCGCGGAGAAGTATGATGCATGAGACAGTGACTTCAGAGCACATCAACGAGTACAAGGAATTCCTCGTGGACATCTACGAGGCCGAGTTCTGCCTGGTCGACGAGCCGACGGGGTCGCAACCGATGTACCGGTTCGTACTGTACAACAGGGATGGATCCGCAATCACCAAGTACGCGTCTCCGTATTCGCTGGTACACTTCAACAAGTATCAGGAGAGGCTGGTCTGACATGGATGATCATGACGCATATACGACAGCATGCGAGAAGATCGCCGAGAAATTGGCAGTAACTGTTAACTCCGATGACTATTCGTGGGGTACGAGCATCGACGATCCGTCCACGGTCAAGTTCACAGCACGTGTTGCCGTGGGCGACTCCGTTGTGTTCAGTTGTCGTAAGGACAGCGTGTTCATCAAGAATCTGATGAGGAGGGTGAAGAAGATTGCCGCCGACGCTTCTGCCACAGCAGAGAACAGCGGTTGATAATCTTCGTGACGGGTGCATATTGAACGGGGGGGTGGGCAGTGGCAAGAGTATCACGTCAATCGTGTACTACTTGGAGAACCACAAGCCCGCCCCTCTGTTCATCATTACCACGGCGAAGAAGCGGGATTCGCTGGAATGGGAACAAGAACTGGCGAACTTTGCCATCAGCAAGCACGAGCCGTGCCGAATTGCGGTGACGATCGACAGCTGGAACAACATCAATAAGTACGTCGATGTCGTTGGAGGCTTCTTCATTTTCGATGAGCAGCATCTTGTCGGAAGTGGGCAATGGGTCAAATCATTCTACAAGATTGCCAAAAACAACACTTGGATCTTGTTGACGGCAACGCCAGCGGACACTTGGTCTGATTATGTGCCGGTGTTCAAGGCCAATGGATTCATCAAGAACAAGACTGACTTCGAACGCGAGTATTGTGTGTTCAATCGGTTTACGAAGTACCCCCAGATCGAACGATACATCGGAACGAAGAGACTGGAACGTTTCCGAGATCAGATCTTGGTGGATCTGATTGTACAACGTGGCACGATTCGGCATACGTCGTATGTCCCCTGTGGGTATGACAAATTCGAAGTCAAGCTGCTGAATATCTCACGATGGAACAATCTCGAAGACAAGCCGATAGAACAAGCGAGCGAGTACTTCTCAGTTCTAAGGCGGATCATATATCTTGATCCGTCCCGGATAGATGCTCTGTACGGTATTCTGGACCATCATCCGAAGTCCATCATATTCTACAACTACGACTTCGAGTTGGACGCTCTGAGGCGGTCTCTGGCCGTTCTGAAGGGCACTGTGGCGGAGTACAACGGGCACAAACATGAGCCCATCCCAAACACAGACTCCTGGTACTACTTGGTTCAGTACAGTTCTGGTTCCGAAGGATGGAACTGCACCGAAACCGACACGGTTGTGTTCTTCAGTCAATCCTATTCATATCGCCAGACGGAGCAGGCCATGGGGCGTATTGACAGAGTCAACACCCCGTACAAGGATTTGTGGTACTACTTCATTCGATCCAACGCGAAGTATGAGCTCGCTGTGTCGCGGACTCTCAAGCGCAAGCAGAAGTTCAACGAAACTTCTTGGTACAAAAAGGTTTTCAAATGATATACAATGTAATTACAATGTTCATGTGCGGGATGTTCTTCGTTGCCTTTTTCGGGACCACGATTGCTGGTGCGATCGCACTAGCGAAAAGCTTCTTCAGCAAGCCCTTTGCGTGGGGGGACAGTCTCGTGCTTTGCGTGGTGCTGTTCATGAGTGTGTTCGCACTCATCGGTACATACTCCATCATCACAATGATTGGAACCCCAGTGTGATTCATTCATGACAAGACATGATAATAGAAAGGAACGAAATCGTGTACACCAATATTCGGTCCTGGGTCGAGGCTCTGATCACCTGGGCCAACGAGAACTACCTTGATGTCCACTACTACACCGACACCCATCTAGGGATTAACCTCACAAATGGTATGCTGTACATCAACATGACCAAGCCTGATTCCTGGCGTGTGAGCACACTCTCGTACGGGTCCTTGGAAGAGGATCACGTTGTGGTCGACGAGGTCGAAGGTCACCAGTTGCGTGTCAGGCGTGGCCCGGTAGGCAAGCTGAAGGTCGTGCAGTACCGTTCAAATATCGACAACTGGAAGTTGATGGACGCGTCCCGCGACATCGCCAAGATCATTGATGGACCGCTCCGGCGGACCTTCCTGGAGAATGTTGTCTACACCGCGCCCGACGTCGAGGAGACGGCGAGCTTAATCACGGCTTAGGAATTGTATATTTAAGCTATGAGAGAACTAACAGGTCCACACGGCCTGTTAGTTTTTGGCCAGTTCTGCCCACTTTTGCCCACTTTTGCCCACTTTTGCCCAAAAATTGGGCATGGTTCATTTACAGTGCGACTAGGGGTTTTACCCTTTTTCTGCCCAATTCCCACTTTTCTCTTTAAAAACTTTATATAAAAAGTAATATATATATAAGAGTTTTGGGTATGTTTTGGGCAAAAGTGGGCATAAGCCTCTGACAAGGGGGTTCACTAAAATGTCGACTTTTCGCTCAAGTAAAACCCCTAGTCAGACCGTGGACACACATTTGGGCGCAAAAGTGGGCACGCAACCCCCCTAGTCACAGCGTTTTTTTGCACGTCTTCTTATGAGAGAAAGGAAACGTCATGTTCAAGAACATTGTCGATGTTCGTCTCAACAAATCCAACCTCATTCTGTGCATGCCGAAGTCATTCGTGACCGACTGGAACGAGAACACCCGGTACGATGGAAATGCACTCTACATCAAGAAGAACATTTCTAAGAAGACCATGCGTCGAATCGTTTTCGTCGATCACATGCTCAAGAAAGTATGTGAAAAGATGGGGGAGGATTACGAGATCGACTCATCAGCAACCACACTGAAACTGGACCGAATCTGACATCTATGAACTTACAAGACCACCCGTCTTGTAAGTTTTTTCTGACATACCGAGTCGAAAACATGCGGTTGACTAGGGGTTCTTTGCTTTTCACACGTTATCTAATGAGGAGACTCAGATTATATCTCATCATATGATCGAATTCGCTCTCAAAAGAGCGTGTTTCCTCACACCTCAACTTATTTTTGGTATATAGGAGAGCCGTGAAGGAATCGGACTTCCAGCATAATCTCCTTGTCAAGCTCAAGATCCGGTTTCCCGGCTGTGTAGTCATGAAGAACGATGCCAACTACAAGCAGGGATTTCCCGATCTTCTTGTTTTGTACAAGGACAGGTGGGCTTGCTTGGAGTGCAAGCGTTCAGCCAACGCTTCACGTCGTCCCAATCAAGACTATTACATTCGCATGCTTGGTGAAATGAGCTATGCTTCGTTCATTTCTCCAGAGACGGAGGAAGAGGTTCTGGATGAACTGGAACGAACATTCGGCGTTCGTGGGTGAACACGCATTTCTAAGTGCATCCAAGTATCATTGGGTCAACTACGATGACGAGAAGCTTCTCGCTACATTTCGCACTGCGCAAGCCGCAGCAAAAGGGACGGAGCTCCACGCTTTCGCGGCGAAGGCGATTTCGCTCGGTATCAAGCTGCCTCGGAATGACAAGACTATCAATGCATATGTCAATGACGCCATTGGTTTCAAGATGACCCCCGAGCAGCCTCTTGTTTATTCTGTGAACTGTTTCGGCACTGCTGATGCCATCGCGTATCGTAAGGGCTTGTTGCGCATTCACGATTTGAAGACCGGTACCGGACGTGTGAGCATGAAACAGCTTTACATCTATGCGAGTCTGTTCTGCTTGGAGTACAAGGTAAAGCCTGCGGAGATTGACACGGAGCTTCGAATTTATCAGAATGATGCTGTTGTAATTGAGCAACCCGACCCAGATGATGTAACGCATCTCATGGATCTTATTGTTCATTTCGATCGTTTGATTGAGACTGTAAAGGGTGAATGATGTACATCATTTCCGAAGACGAACTCTTTCACTACGGAACCCCTCGACGTTCCGGTCGTTATCCTTGGGGGTCTGGCGAGGATCCTTACCAGCACGGCAGTGGGTTTCTTGGCGCTGTGGATACCATGCACAAGTCCGGCATGAGTGAGAGTGAGATCGCAGAAGCACTCGGCATGAGTATTCGCGATCTTCGAGCCAGGAAGTCTGCTGAGAAGAACGATCTCCGTTCTTTGAATTCTGATCGAGCCATGGCGCTCAAGGAGAAGGGCTGGTCCAAGTCTGCCATTTCGCAGGAACTTGGCGTGTCCATGTCGACTGTGACCAAGTTGCTTGCTCCGCAGACCAAGGAGCGTGCCGAAGCAACGGCGAACATTTCCGATGTACTCCGTGAAAAGTTGGACAATGGTGGATACCTTGACATCGGTAAGGGCACTGAGACCATCCTTGGGGTCAGTGACACCCGCCTTGCAGCGTCGGTCAAGAAGCTCGAAGACGAGGGTTACACCGTTCACACCATGAAAGTAAAGCAGCTCGGCACGGGGGAGATGACGACCGTCAAGGTTCTTGCACCGAAGGGTGCCACGAAGAAGGACTGCTTCGAGAACAGGGATTCGATTGAAATCCCTGGGGCCAAGTCTTTTGACAATGGGCACACCTTCGTGAAAATCTCTCCGAACAAGGAGGGCATTTCTTCCAAGCGACTACATGTCGTGTACGCCGAGGACGGTGGAACTGAGAAGGATGGCGTCATTGAGATCCGTCCTGGCGTTCCGGATTTGAGCCTCGGTCGTTCTTCTTATGCCCAGGTTCGTATCGCTGTTGATGGTACCCATTATCTAAAGGGCATGGCCATGTACAGCGAGGACCTTCCGAAGGGTGTTGACATCCAGTTTAACACCAACAAGAAGAAGGGCACTCCGGTTCTTGGCCGTGGCGACGATTCTGTGCTCAAGAAGCTGAAGGATGACCCCGACAACCCGTTCAAGTCCACCACCGCCCCGCCCGAGATGTTCAAGGGCAAGGACGGCAAGTTGCACAAGAGCGCAGTCAACAAGGTTCGTGAAGAGGGTGACTGGGACCAGTGGGCCAAGACTCTTTCGTCCCAGGTCCTTTCAAAACAAAGCGTTAAGCTTGCTCGTGAACAACTGGGCAAGACTCGTGACGTATACAAGAAGGACTATGACACCATCAATTCCTTGACCAACCCGGTCGTGAAGAAGAAACTTCTGGAATCATTTGCCGACCAGGCCGATTCAGCTGCCATTTACATGAAGGCGGCGGCAATGCCTCGACAGCGAACGCAGGTCATTCTTCCACTCAAACACATCAAGGAGAATGAGATCTACGCCCCGAACTTCAGAGATGGGGAGAAGGTTGCGCTCATTCGGTATCCTCATGCGGGCACGTTTGAGATCCCCGAGGTTGTTGTCAACAATCGAAACGCAAAGAGTCGGCGTATTCTCGGCAAGGCGTACGACGCCGTCGGTATCAATGCCAAGGTTGCTGAGCGACTGTCGGGCGCTGACTTCGATGGCGACACCGTGTTGGTTGTTCCGAACAACCACGGTAAGATCAAGTCCACCCCAGCTCTCGCTGGGCTGAAGAACTTCTCAACTTCCCAGTACAAGATGAAGCAATCTGACATCAAGTCGGGACGTAAGAAGGTCATCAGTCCCAAGCAGAAGCAGATCGAGATGGGCAAGGTGTCGAACCTCATCACCGACATGACGCTCAAAGGCGCCACCGCTTCTGAGTTGGCCCGGGCTGTTCGCCATTCGATGGTCGTCATCGACAGCGAGAAGCACGAGCTCGACTACAAGAAGTCCGAATTGGACAACGACATCAAGGGTCTGAAGAAGAAGTACCAATCCGGTGGAGCTTCCACAATCGTATCCCGGGCCAAGTCTCCTGTCTATGTCAACAAGCGCAAGCCCAGGTCTGCAGCAAAGGGTGGACCGATTGACAAGAGGACCGGGGAAAAGGTTTACGAGGAAACCGGGGAGAGTTATGTCAACAAGAAGACCGGTCAGATTGTCTACAAGAAGGACAAGCTTCATCGAATGGAGACTGTGAGGGATGCCAGGACTTTGAGCACCGGCCTCCCCATGGAAGAAGTATACGCCGCCCATGCCAACTACCTGAAGACCCTGGCTAGAAAGGCCCGGGTGTCCTCCACCCGTTTGACCCCGCCCAAGCAGTCCCGGTCTGCCAGGAAGACATACGATTCAGAGTACAAGTCTTTGAAGAGCAAACTCAACAATGCATACCGGAACAAACCACTGGAACGTAAGGCTCAGCTGATTGCCAACGCCCGGGTCAAGCTTCAGGTTGATGCCAATCCAGGAATGGATCGCGACGAACAGAAGAAGATCGAACGTCGTGCACTTGCTGAAGCAAGAGCAAGAGTGGGTGCTAACAAGAACACCATTAACATCACGCCCAAGGAATGGGAAGCCATCCAGGCCGGGGCCATCTCCTCGAACATGTTGTCCGAGATCATGAAGAATGGTGATCTGGATCAGATCAAGGAGTACTCGATACCTCATGCCAAGATGACATTGTCTCGAGATAAGATCGTAAGAGCTAAGTCAATGAAGTCTTCTGGCAAGTACACAGTTGCTGAGATAGCTGATGCCTTGGGTGTTAGTGTCAGTACCATCAATCGTGCTTTGGCATGACAACAGATTAGGATGTGAACGGTTATGTCTGAGTCTGATGAAGTAATGTTGACAACGATTGACAATCCTTACAATCCTTTCGATGAGTTCGATCGTTGGTTGCAGTTCGACGCAAGCAAAGGTTACAACACTTGTGCACTGCTTGCTCGTGTGTCAACAAGTTCAAACGAACTTTCAGAGTTCGATGAATCAAATGAAATTGAAAATGCGATGAATGACATTATTATGTATGATCCTTCGCGAAATTTCAAGAAGATTCGTCGTTCTGAAAACAATTCGTGACAAATATGGAAAATAAAAAATAAAAATGATATTAGGCCCGAGGGGGGTCATATTCGACCCACCCCCCTCCTTCATCGCCGGCCCCCTCATATTTTCTCCGGGGGGGAGGTCGCCGGTGGGCCTTGTGGTGGTACGGTGCCTTTCCTAACATCCAACTAGTATATTTGTGCATCGTGGTTGAGCTCATACAAGTTCGATGGTTCCTTTCTACACCGTACCACCTCAAGACTCACCGGAACTACATCCAAATGGAGGTGAACTGCTAGATGGCGAGCAAGAAGCAATCCAAAACACATCGCCGCCCACCGGCAACCACTGTCGAGGGGCGCGAGAATCAGATGATCGCCCTGGCTGTGGACCTCGCGGAGAAGCAATTGGCTGAAGGAACTGCCAGTTCGGCGGTCATCACGCACTATCTCAAGCTCGGTACCACTCGTGAGAGGCTGGAGAAAGAGAAACTTGCCAAGGAGAACGAGCTGTTGAAGGCGAAGACGGAAGCCTTGGCTTCTACGGCGCGTGTTGAAGAGTTGTACAAGCAAGCACTTGATGCTATGCGGTCGTATGGGAGTAGTAGAAGTGATAAAGAGCTATGACGCCCTTATTCTTCTTGACACCATCGAAGATCGGTACAATTACTTGCGAATCGGTGGCGGCGTTGGATATGAGACATTCGGGTTCGATCGTTATTTGAATCAAAGTTTTTACCAGTCCGCAGAGTGGAAAAGAGTCCGAGATGAGGTCATTTCTCGCGACGATGGCTGCGATCTTGGTCTTGAAGGATACGAAATCAATGGTCGTATCCTCATCCACCACATGAACCCGATTCGACCGAATCAAATCAAATTCTTTGACTCGGACATATTGAATCCCGATTTTCTGATCAGTTGCTCACACAAAACGCACAACGCGATCCATTATGGTGATGAGAATCTCTTACCGAGGCGTATCGTGGAGCGAAGGCCAAACGATACAATACCATGGAGGCAATGATCATGGAAAACAGTATTCTCAACTCCACCAAGCACATGCTTGGTATTGATCCCGATGACACGGCATTCGACACCGACGTCATTGTGTGCATCAACAACGCTCTGACTCTTGTACATCAGATGGGCATCGGTCCAGCCAATGGATACATGATTGAGGACGCTGTCGCCGTCTGGGACGATTTCACGAGCGACAAGCGGTTGCTCAGTTTGGTGAAGATGTACGTGTACCAGTCTGTGCGAATCGCATTCGACCCCCCAACATCGCAATACGTCATGGAGGCGGTGCAGAACCAGATCAAGGAGTACGAGTTCCGTATGGTCGTGATGGCAGATGGACATGTCTGAAGCCCTTGATGGGCTTTCGAACACTTCCACGCCGAAGTACTATGGTATCTGGCGTGAAAAGGTCATCAATGGTGAGATCCCGGTATGCAAGGAGATCGCCGCGGAGATGAACCGTATCGACAGTCTCATAGCCAATCCTGGCGTGTACTATGATCCCGATGAAGTAGAGGGATGGCGGCGCTTCTGCGAGACGGAGATGACTCTCACTGATGGAAGCGACTTGCATCTGCTTGAATCGTTCTTGATTTGGGGTGAACAGCTGTACGGTTGGTACTATTTCGTGGACACGACCGTATACGAGCCGTTCGAGGACAAGCCTGGTGGACATTACGTCCGAAAGCGGATCCTCAAGCCGCTCGTGAACAAACAGTACATCATCACGGCACGTGGCTCGGCCAAGTCGTTGTATGATACACTTGTTCAGATGTACGCGTTGACCATGGACACTGCCACCACACAGCAGATCGTGACCTCAGCGACGATGAAGCAGGCCGAGGAGATTCTCTCTCCCATTCGTACCGCCATGAGTCGAGCTCGTGGGCCGTTGATGCAGTTTCTCACTGAGGGTTCCTTGCAGAACACAACTGGCAATCGGCTCAAGCGGCAGAAACTCGCGTCGACGAAGAAGGGTATTGAGAACTTCTTGACGAACTCGATCATCGAGATTCGACCGATGACCATTGACAAGCTTCAGTCGCTCAGGCCGAAGGTGTCGACGGTCGACGAGTGGCTATCCGGTGACATTCGTGAAGATGTGATCGGCGCTCTTGAGCAGGGCGCGAGCAAGAATCCTGACTACATCATCGTTGCAACGAGCAGCGAGGGTACAGTCAGGAACGGCGCTGGTGACAGCGTCAAAATGGAACTTGCGAGCATTCTTCGCGGCGAGTACGTGGATCCGCACACATCGATCTGGCATTACAAGTTGGATGATGTCAAAGAAGTGGCTGATCCAGAGATGTGGGTCAAGGCATGCCCGAACATAGGGAAGACCGTTTCATACGAAACGTATCAAAGAGATGTCGAGCGTATGGAGAAGGTCCCCGCAGTTCGTAACGACATCCTGGCGAAGCGTTTCGGAATCCCCATGGAGGGTTACACTTACTTCTTCACGTACGAAGACACAATTCCGCACAAGCATCATGAGTTCTGGGAGATGCCGTGTTCCGTTGGAGCCGACCTCTCTCAGGGTGATGACTTCTGTGCATTCACATTCTTGTTCCCACTTTCCCGTGATCGGTTTGGCGTAAAAACCCGCAGCTACATTACTGAGAACACTCTGATGAAGTTGCCGGCGGCCACCAGAGTGAAGTACAACGAATTCCTTGAAGAGGGTTCGCTTCAGGTTGTCGGAACCACCGTTCTCGACATGATGGACGTCTACGACGATCTTGACAAGTTCATCGACGACATGAAGTACGATGTCAGAGCGTTCGGATTCGATCCATACAACGCCAAGGAGTTCGTTACTCGTTGGGAACAGGAAAACGGTCCTTATGGGATCGAAAAGGTGATTCAGGGCGCCAAGACGGAGAGTGTTCCGCTCGGCGAGTTGAAGCACTTGGCTGAAGAACGTCTTCTTATTTTCGACGAAGTGATCATGTCTTTCGCCATGGGGAACGCTATCACCATGGAGGACACGAACGGCAATCGCAAGCTTTTGAAGAAGCGGTACGAAGACAAAATCGACCCATTTGCAGCATTGCTCGATGCGTGGGTCGCTTTCAAGTTGAACAAGGACAACTTTGAGTGAGGTGAAGACTATGGATGACGCTCTGCGACATTACGGCGTCAAAGGTATGAAATGGGGTGTTCTCAAGACGAAGAAGCGGTCCGAGTTGTCGAACAACTTGAAGCCGGTAGCGAAGCCCAAGCGGTCCAACGGGTATGATGCAACACACAATGTTGCTACCGACCATGTGCGAGCCAAGTACCTGACGAATGACGATCTAGCCGCGAGAACCAAGCGATTGCAGCTCGAGAAGGCTTACAACGACCTTCGCCCGAAGACTGCTACTGAGAAGCTCATCAATGCTTCGCTCAAGATTGGCGCTCAGGTGTTGACCGAGGTCGGCAAGGAGTACGCCAAGTCATATGTCAATTCTTTTGCCAATAGCACCATTCCAAAGCCCGGGCAGAACAACGGTAAAAGTAATAATTCTTCCGGCGTGGCGAAGTCCACAAGTAATGCGAAAAACAAGGGTTCCGGTAATGCAGTCGGACGAAAGTGATGATCCGAACCGATATTAGAAAGGGGGGCACGTATGAGTTTCATGCAGAGACTTGCTCACGCATGGAATGTCTTTCGCAACGGGTCTCCTAACAAGTATGTCGATTACGGTCCTGGGTACACCATGTTGCCAAGTCGGCAGCGAATGTATTGGACATCCCAGATGTCGATGGTTGCCAGCATTTACAATCGTATCGCGGTTGATGTTGCCAGCATCGGTCTTCAGCACGTTCGCAAGGACGAAGACGGGAAGTATGCCGAGACCATTTACAGTGGACTGCAGTACTGTCTCAACACGGAGGCCAACATCGATCAGTCCGGCAAGGCTTTCTTGATTGATATTGTTGTGTCTCTGCTGAGCGAAGGCGTTGTCGCGATTGTTCCTACTGATTTCGATTTGGACCCGTCAAGAACGGACTCCTACGATGTTCGTACGCTTCGTGTGGCCAGAGTTGTCAATTGGTATCCTGAGCATGTGCGCGTACGTGTGTACAACGAGAAAATTGCCATGCAGCAGGAGATTGTTCTCCCGAAGAGGCTCGTCGCTGTGGTGGAAAATCCATTCTTCGTCACGATGAACGAGCCCAACAGCACTCTTCAGCGTCTTGTTCGAAAGTTGGCCATTCTCGACGTTGTCGATGAGCATGTCGGGGCTGGAAAGTTGGATCTCATCATTCAGCTTCCTTACCAGGTGAAGTCTCAGGCGCGTCAGGATCAGGCCAACCTTCGTCGAAAGCAGATCGAGGAACAGCTCACCAGCAGCAAGTACGGAATCGCGTACACTGATGGTACGGAGAAGATCACGCAGCTGAATCGAGCCGTGGAGAATGATGTTTTCGCTCAGGTCAAGTACCTGGAGAACAAGCTGTACTCCGAGCTCGGGGTAAGCCAAGCAGTGTTCGATGGAACTGCTGAAGAAGCAGCGATGTTGAACTATCAGAACAACACGTTGGTTCCTGTTCTGGATGCCATCGCCGATGCGATTCGTAGACGTTTCATCACGAAGACCGCGCGTACTCGTGGTCAGGATGTAATGTACATTCGAGATCCGTTCAAGCTTGTCCCAACGTCGCAAATCGCCGAAATTGCGGACAAGTTCACAAGAAACGAGATTATGAGTTCCAACGAATTCCGCGCCATTGTCGGTCTGAAACCGTCCAATGATCCGAATGCGGATGTTCTGCGGAACAAGAATCTGAATCCTGTAAGTACTGAGCCTGAGGTACCTTCGGAGCCTCAGGAGGAAGGAGCGCATGGTGAAGCCTGATTTCAGCGGCTACGCTACGCGAAACGATCTTAAGTGCTCCGATGGTCGAACGATTCGTCGCGATGCATTCAAGGATGATGATGGTCAGCGAGTGCCACTTGTGTGGCAACACATGCACGATTCAGCGGACAATGTGCTCGGTCATGCTGACCTCGAGAATAGGGAAGACGGTGTTTACGCTTACTGCTTCCTGAATGAGACTTCTGCCGGTCAAAATGCAAAGGAACTTGTTGCGCACGGCGACATCAACGCGATGTCCATCTACGCGAACAAGCTGGTCCAGAAGGGCTCGGATGTTCTTCACGGAGCGATTCGTGAAGTGTCCCTTGTTCTTTCTGGCGCAAACCCTGGTGCGATGATTGACACTGTCGCGATTCAGCATTCCGATGGTTTCGTCGAGGAGCAGGAGGATGAGGCGATCATCACTACTGGTATGACCATTGTGCATGGTGATGAAGCTTCGACCGATGATTCTGGTAGCAGCGATGATGACGAGGACAATCGGACCATCGGTGACATCATCGAGACCATGAACGATGAGCAGAAGGACGTCCTCACGTATCTCGTAGATCAAGCTATTGGCGAGAAGCAGGATGATGAGAAGTCCAAGCCCGCCGACAATGTCACGCATTCTGCTATTAAGGAGGCAAACGTGAAGCACAATGTGTTTGATTCGACCGCTGTTGATCGCGGTCCCAAACTTGAGCACTCTCAGGTCAAGGCGATTTTCGCGGATGCAGAGTCTTATGGTACTTTGTCCGAGTCTGTGATGGCTCACGCTCAGTCCTACGGTATCTCGAACATCGAGATGCTGTTCCCGGACGCCAAAGAGCTTAACAACTCTCCGGAGTTCGTCCAGAAGGAGAAGCCGTGGGTTCAGGCCATCGTTGGTGCCACCAAGCACACCCCGTTTGCGAAGGTTCGTGTCACTTTCGCCGACATCTCCGGTGACGATGCGCGGGCTCGTGGTTACCAGAAGGGCAGGCTGAAGAAGGAAGAGGTCTTCAAGCTGCTTCGGCGGGAGACCACCCCGCAGACCATCTACAAGAAGCAGAAGCTTGACCGCGACGATATTCTTGATATCACTGATTTCGATGTTGTCAGCTGGATCAAGGCAGAGATGCAGGTCAAGTTGAAGGAGGAGCTCGCTCGCGCGATTCTGTTCGGCGATGGTCGTTCGGTCACGTCCGACGACAAGATTCAGGAGGACCACATTCGTCCGATTCTTTCCGATGATGCCTTCTACAGTGTCAAGCATACCCTTTCCAAGGATACGTCGCTCGCTGATGGCGCGCTGATTGACATTGTGGCTGAGGCGATGCTCGACTACGAGGGTTCCGGTAGCCCGACGTTCTTCGCTCACAAGAAGGTCATCTTTGACATGCTGCATCAGCGTGACAAGATGGGGCGCCGACTGTACAACACTCGTGAGGAACTCGCGAATGCGCTGGAGGTTGGGTCCATCGTTGACGTTGATCCGATGAAGGGCCTCACCAGGACTCTCGGTCCCAGCGAGGGTGGCGGCACCGCCAACGTCCTCGGTATTGTCGTCAACATGTCCGATTACAACATCGGTACCAACAAGGGTGGCGAGGTCAACTTCTTCGATGACTTCGACATCGACTACAACCAGATGAAGTACCTGTACGAGACTCGTCTCTCGGGTGCTCTTGTCGAGCCCTACTCGGCTGTTGTCATCGAGCAGAAGACTGCCTGAGCAAGGTGGTTAGCCAATGGCGAAGTTCAGTGGAGCCATCGGCTATGAACATTTGAAGGAAACCGCGCCGGGTGTGTGGAGGCCGAGCCTTACGGAGCGCAAGCATCGTGGGGATCTGTTGAAGCACGCCTGGCGTTGGTCTCCTTCGGACAAAGCCAATGACGATCTTACTATCTCGAATCAAATTTCCATTGTTGCTGACGCGTTCATGTATGAGAACATTGGAGCAATTCGTTACGTTGTGATGAATGGTTCAAAATGGAAAGTAACCAACATCGAGATTAACCGGCCACGTATTGTCTTGACTTTGGGAGGTGTTTACAATGGCCAAGCGAACTGATCTGCAAGCTGTGCTGGAGACCTGTCTTGGTTCGCGCCAGGTGTATTTCCAACCTCCGGTGCAGTTGATGCTTAAGTATCCAGCAATCGTGTATGAAAGGATGCCGGGCGACACCACGTTCGCAGACAATGTGCCGTATCGCCACATCCATCGTTATCAGGTGACTGTCATAGATGAGGATCCTGACAGTCCAATTGTAGACAAGATCGCTGGTTTGCCCGCGTGTGTCCATGAACGGCACTACGCTGTCGATGGGTTGAACCATGACACTTTCGATATTTGGTTCTAAGGAGTTGAAATGACCAAGTTGGTTTGGGATACCGGTGGCGAACGAAAGTATGAGACTGGCGTCGACCATGGTATTCTGTTCGTTCAGAAGTCGAACGGTGAGTACGCAAAGGGCGTGGTTTGGAACGGTCTGAAGACTGTCACCGAGTCTCCTGAGGGTGCTGAGGAGAACGCTCAGTACGCCGACAACATGAAGTATCTTTCGTTGTACTCGCCCGAGGAGTGGAAGGGTTCGATCGAGGCTTTCACGTACCCGTCTGAATTCGAGCAGTGTGATGGTACTCTGGAGGTTGCTCCCGGTGCGTACATCGGTCAGCAGAACCGTCGTGGGTTCGCTCTGTACTATCGTACCAAGGTTGGCACGGACACGAACGACAATGCTGGTTACAAGCACCATTTCGTGTATGGCATGAAGGCTTCTCCGTCGGAGAAGGAGCATGCCACGGTGAACGATTCTCCGGAGCCGACCAGCTTCAGTTGGGACGTCACCGCGGTCAAGCAGGTTGTCGATGGCTTCGAGCCGTCGGCTACGTTCACCCTCGATTCGACGATTGTCGATGGTACTAAGCTCAAGAACATTCTCGACAAGGTTGAGGGCTCTGCCACGACCGAGTCGACGCTTCCGATCATCACCGAACTCGTCGCCGCTGTCAAGGCTGGCGGCTGACAAAAACTAGGAGAAGAGAGTGCTCAAGATCAACATTGATGCGGATGAGTATTATGATCGAACCACCGGGGAGTTCATTGACATTGAGCCTGTGACTTTGTGTCTTGAGCACTCTCTTCTCGCAATTTCAAAATGGGAGGCGAAGTACTGCAAAGCCTTCCTGAGCTCGGAGAAGTCCAACGCTGAGATCATGGACTACGTCCGAATGATGACTTTTGCTCCGGAGGATGTCGACCCTAATGTGTACATCTACATGCCGGAGGACAAGATTGGCGAGATCCAGCATTACATTGAATCTCCGATGACCGCCACTACTTTCAGCGACGCCAAGAAGCGGCACGAGTCTCGTGAGTTCATAACATCGGAACTCGTCTACTACTGGATGACGGCCAACAGTATTCCATTTTCTTGTGAAACGTGGCCGCTCCCGAGGTTGTTGACTCTGATCCACATTTGTGGTATCAAGAACAACCCCGACAATTACAAGAAGGGTAACAAGAAGCTGACCTCTTCGGCCATTGCCAGGAGGAAGGCGCTCAACGATGCGAGGAGGGCGCAACATGGCACAAGCGGTTGACATTCTCAACCAATCCGGCGTAGCCAACGCCACAGCCATCGTCGCAGCGAGCAACAACACGGGTCTGCCTCTTGGGGTGGCCGTGGGTATGATCATGAAGGAGACCGGAGGGCCCAACATTTACGGACATGACGCTGGCGGCGCATGCCGAGGATGGGGTCTTGTCACCGAGGACAATTTCAAGAATGATTTTCTTCCTGTTGTTCTCGGCGGCGGTGTTTCGAATGGCGTCGGACCGACGCAGATCACTTATCCAGGCTATTTCAAGAACAATCCGAACTATCCTTGGTGGGATCCTTACTGGAATTGTGTGTTCGGCTTCAATCTTCTGAAGTCGTACTGCGGTGGGGATTACTCCTGGGAAAGTCTTGCCCGTGCTGGCTCGATTTACAATTCCGGTAACCCAAGTGGGACGTACAACACATACGGCAGGACCTTTGCAGATCTCGCTGTTGAGTGGACGGATCGTCTCAACGGAGCCGGAACCGATGTGGATTACGAAGAAGGAGATGACATGCCCTCAGCAGAGGAGATTGCCAACGCTGTTCTTGACGCTCAGATTCAGCGTCAGGAAGAGGAGGGTACGACTACCCTCAGGAACGAGATTGGTTGGCTTCCTGAGAATTTCAACAGGATTCCTGCCAATGTGTGGAATTTCAAGGTCGTCAGGAACGGTCTTCCGTCGGATGATCATCGTCAGGGCGAGGCTGTTTCCGTCGGCACCATCATGGCGTGGCAGGATGCTTTTGTCAACGACATGAAGAACGCGATCACTGAGGCTGTTCGTGGAATTACCAATGATGACAGGGTGGTGAAGGCGGTCAAGGAAGCGATCGATTCTTACATTGATTACTCCAAGGCTGAGCCCGGAACCGTCCCCGCTGCCGAACTTTCTGACACGCTCGTTGTAGTCAAGCGAGGCGACACGCTGAAGGCTATTGCCGCGGCTGCCGGCAAGACCATTGATGAGCTCTGCGCGCTCAATCCCGGTCTTGTACCGAATTCAATTGTTGTTGGTCAAAGGATCAAGGTGAAGTAATGACTAGAATCACTATCAGTAATCCGAAGTTCCGTGACTTCTGTTATGGTGTCTGGGCCGTCGCTGCTCTGGCCCTTGTGAGTATTACTCTGTTCTGCAATGCGAGCAACGGCGTGTATGCGCAGCCCGACTGGGTGACTCCCGCGTACACTGTTGTCATGGCGCTCGGTGGTATTCTTGGTTTCGTTGCCAAGTCGCACACCGATACGTCTGTCGCGAGTTCGACGACTCCCGAGCTCGAAGCAGAACCTGAGCCGGGTACTGTTCCCGCTCAGTAACGTCAAAATGGAAGGAGGAACCAGGAATGACTGTTCCTGTGAATGAAACACCAGTCACCGCCCTTGGTTGGAAGGTTGGCCTGGTGTCCGGCCGAGTCCTCAGGGCGGTAGCTGACATCGGTCCGGGAGACGATACGTTTCCTGACGTGCTCCCCGCCAAGGGCGACATCGTATTCACGCCAAAGGTTCTGGAATCTGTCATTCCTGGTTCCCCTTCCGTCAGGATTCGAAGCGAGACGATCACCGCGAGCCTTGATGCCGAAGGCTACATTTCCAGAAATTTCAGTCGTGGTGTTTGGCTTTGGGCGGGTAATTGGGTTGTCAACGCAACTTCGGTGGGCGCTGGCACTTTTGAGATCCTCGTCACCGAGAAGAACGACAAGAATCATCCACTGGATCTGTGGAGTTACTCTGCTGTTCCTCCGGCGCCTGGGGTTACCCAGTACACGCTAACGCTTCCTGCTGGAGGCGTCGCGGGGCAGGTTCTTGCCCTTGGCCCTGATGGTCAGCTGGAGTGGGTTAATGCGTCAACCGGCGGGGCTGGTGTTCCCGGTCCTCAAGGTCCAGCGGGCCCGAAGGG